AAAAATCATGTCAGTTCCAATTCGCATTCGCCGCCGTCAATCCGGTTCCGCCGGAGCACCAGGAGTCCTCAAATCCGCCGAACTCGCCTTCAACGAAGTTGATGGAATTCTTTACTACGGTAAAGGTGCCGACGCACAAGGCAACGCTACCCAAATCGTTGGCATCGGCGGCAACGCCTCCAGCAGCTACGCTGACGGCCTCATCGCCACCGAGCAAGCCGCACGCATCGCAGGTGACGCAGCCGAAGAGACCCGCGCCCTCGCCGCTGAATCGGCATTGAGCACACGGGTGACCACTGAGAAGAATCGCGTTGACGCGATCCTTTCCGCTTCCGCCGCTGACAAAGACAGCTTCGCGGAAATCGTCACGCTCATCAATTCGGTCGACCTGACGAACGACAACGCGCTCGCAGCAGCCGTTCTTTCGATCAACAACTCGGTTGACGCCGAGGTCAGCCGCGCCACTGGCGAAGAGAACACCATCAAGTCGGCAGCGACAGCGTTGACCACTCGCGTCAGCACAGCCGAGAGCAGCATCACCGCTCTTCAGTCCCGCGCTACCACCATCGAGAGCGCAGCCACCTCGCTCACGAGCCGAGTCACATCCGCCGAGTCCGCCGCAACGGCACTCACAACCCGTGTGAGCACAGCCGAGTCCGGTCTGGCCTCCGAAATCACGAACCGCGCCAGCGCGGTCACCAGCGAGCAAAACGCCCGCATCGCAGCCGACGACGCATTGGACGCTCGAGTGCTCGCACTTGAACCGCTCCTTACCGAGATCGACGGCGGCAGCTTCTAAAGCAAGCGGCCCACAGGGCCGGTCAACCTCGTGTCCATACATGACGACCGGCCTTTCAAACCTTCACGAGTCCATACTCATGCCAGTTCCAATTAAGCCTAAAAAAACCGTCGTGCCGGGTCGTATCCCCAGCACGGCGGATCTTTCGTTGGGCGAGGTCTGCATAAACTACGCAGACCGCAAAATCTACGGACGCCATCCGCAGACCGGAACCGTCCTCCAACTCACCGCCTCCCCCCGCAACGAAATCCCCGCCATCCTCGTCCACGCCGTGGACGGAAACGACCTCTACATAGGCCGCTTGGAATGGGACGACTACCCCGCCACCGGCCCCGCTGAGGATTCCCCGGCATGGGTCATCTACCGCATTTCAACAAACTCCGCAGGCGATGTGCTTTCGGAGCAATCGGCCACCGGCGCGTGGTCTTCCAAAACCCAACTCTCTTACAGCTAACCCAAAAATCCAAAACCATGAACGCATCCGCACCCATCACCATCGACGGCAAACAATACGACAAATTCTCGCTCAATCTGGCCATATCGGGCCGGTATGAAAACGACGGCACACCGGACGCCTGCATTAACCTGCTCCTCACACCGACACGGATCGAGGCGGGCGAAGTCATCGCCGCGCCAGAAGCTGCGATCAGCATCCTGCGTGGGCGTTTGAGCGAAGTCACAGACCCCGCCGAGCAAGCCGCCATCGGCGCGATCCAAGCCGCGCTGCAAACCTACATCGCCGCGAAAGGACTCTAAGCCATGGCAACCTACTACGCTCGCAAAGCGGGAAACATCAACGCCGCCGATGTCTGGGCCACCACGCCAAGCGGAACGGCCGCCGCAGTCACTTTCGCCAGCGGCGATGTGTTGATCTCTAACTCATTTGCCATAGCCATCAATGTCAGCACAGACCTCGGCAGCGCTGGCCAAATCCGCAACGACAACACCGGCGGTGCTACAGCCGGAGGGTCGTTTACCTTGTCAGCAGGCGTCACGCTTACTTCCAATGTATTTGCAGGAGCAACGGCAACACCGTGCCTCAACTATTCCGCTACTGGAAATGTAACGGTAGTCGGCAATATAACTGCCGGGAGCGCAGGGAGCGCACATGGGTTTATGCCAAGCCACAGCTCTGGCACTGTTTTCATTACCGGAAACATCACCGGTGGAACTGCGAATAATGCCATCGGCGTGCATTCTACTGGCACAGGGAATGTCAGCGTCACTGGAAACTGCGTAGCTCAAAGCGGCACCGCTGCGAATAATAACAGCACTGGAATCATGACGATTACCGGCAACGCTAACGGTGGAACAATTTCTTCGCCATGCTATGGTGCAAGTAATGCCGGTAACGGAAGCCTCTCGCTGACGGGAAATGTCACTGGCGGAAGTGGCACGGCAGGCCATGGCGCAATAAATTCTGGCACAAATGTTTTGACCGTCACAGGCATCGCCACAGCAGGCACAAATTCGACTGGCATAAATAACTCCAGCACTGGCCGAGTCAATGTAGGCCGCGCAGTGGCAAACGCTTTTGGACTTGGCAACACGGCAGGCGTGAGCAGCATGGCTGGAGTAGCCAATCCCGGAAACGGCATTGTGGAGTTTTCTGAATTGGAATACGGCTCCCTCGGCCAATCTCCGACCAGCGGAACAGGATTCCGCTTGAAAAAGCAAAGCTCCAACACCGTAGTTTTCAATCTTTGCGACACCGCAGGAGCAAAGACACTCGTCGATGCAACAACTGGCCAAATGCCAGCCGCCACCGATGTCCGCAACGGCGTGAGCTACGCATCGGGCGCACTTACGGGATCGGCATTTATCCCAAGCCCGGCAACTGTTGCGACAGGTGTCCCTGTGGATAACACCGTCGGCACCGCAGCACTAAGTGCCAACGCTGTTGCCGCAGCCGTCTGGGGAGCAGCAACGCGCACCATCACGGGCGGAACGGTCGATACCCTCACCAACGCGCCAACGGTCCCAAGTGTGGTTCAAATCCGTCAGGAGATGGACGCTAACAGCACCAAGCTCGCCAATCTGGACGCAACCGTTTCTTCGAGGCTCTCGCCTTCTGGCACGCTGGCAACGGTGACGAATTTGACCAACGCTCCTGCTTCGGTCACGCCTTCGGACATCTGGAGTCACGCATCGCGCACCATCACGGGCGGAACGGTCGATACCTTGACCAACGCGCCTTCAGTGCCAAGCGCGGCTTCGATCCGAGTCGAGATCGACAGCAACAGCACGCAGCTCGCCGCCATCAAATCGAAAACCGATAACCTCCCCGCATCGCCAGCAGCAACCGGCGACATCCCCACCGAGTCGGAAATCGCCGCCGAGGTCTGGGCCAAGCCGACCACAGAATTGACGATCACCGGAAGCATCGGCGAACGCGCAAAAAATCAGAGCACGGTCAGCACGACCGGCGCTCAACTCGCCGCAGCACTCTCTTAAAGTTAGGCATGTCTTCCCGGCGTGGGCTGCAACCCGCGCCGGGTTTTTTGCGTCTGCCCCTCTCTGTGTCCTCCGTGGTTAATCCCACAGGAACGCCCCGCAGAAGACAGCACACGCCCCACTGGCAAAATTCGCGCACACATGAAGCCCGCCGCGAAAGATTTTTTCAGCCAGCCCATGCGCCGAGTCATGACCATCGGCGCGATCAGCGCAGAGTCGCGCACGATCGAGCTGGCCTTTTCGAGCAACGCCGAGATCGAACGATTCCCCGGCATGGTCGAAATCCTCGATCACTCAGCGGGTGCGTGTGACCTCTCGCGGCTCAACGACCGCGCCAACCTTTTGTTCAACCATAACCAAGACGAAGTGCTTGGAGTCGTAGAGACCGCCCGCATCGATGCAGACGGGATGGGCCGTGCGCTGGTGCGCTTCGGCAAATCCGAACGCGCCGAAGAAGCGTGGCGAGATGTTGAGGACGGAATCCTCACGAAGGTCTCGGTCGGCTACCGCATCCGTGAGGTCAAGTTGACCGAAGAACGCGAAGCCCTCGATGTCTACACCGTGACCCGGTGGGAACCCTACGAGATCAGCATCGTCACCATCCCAGCCGACACCTCTGTCGGAGTGGGTCGCAGCCTTACCAACCCGCCCGCGCCTCTCGGCAACGGCACAAATCAACCAAATCCCATGCAAGACACAATCACACCCGCGCCACAAGCGCCCGCACCGGCGGCACCGGAGATCAACATCATCGCCGAGCGCAACGCCGCTGTGAAAGGCGAGCAAGACCGCAC